AGCGCGGTCGGCAGCATCCGGGCGAACATCTTGATGACGTTCTCCCAGACGATGGTGCCGCTCGCCTGGGTGGACTCCGCCGGCACGTTGACCGACGCGGGGCAGTTGATGAAGCCCAGCGGCTCGCCGACGCCCGTGCCGGTCATGAAGGCGATGTCCTCGAACCAGGCGATCGCACGCGGGAAGATGGTGTCGAAGAACGAGGAGAACGCCGGCGCGTCGGCCAGCAGCTCGTTCGGCACCTCCGCGTAGCCGGTCAGCTTCTTGGCGTCGAGCACGACGCGGCCGAAGCTCGCCTGGCTCTCGGTCAGCTGCGCGGCCTCTTCGGTCCAGTAGCAGACGATCCCGCCGAACACCGAGGACACGTTGCTGGTGACGTCGATCATGGGGATCGGCACCCGCAGCGAGTCCATGGGGATCACCTGGGCGCGGGGCCGCACGATCGCGGACTCGAGCGCGACCTGGAGGATCTCCGAGCGCAGCCGCTCCGGGATCAGGAAGCCACCGTCGGCCGGCACCTCGGACCCGAACGAGTTCTGCACCTCAAGCAGGCGCGTCCGCTTGGCCGACAGCTGCTGTCGGTTGCGCAGGGTCTCGTACCGGGGCCAGATGGCCTGGAAGAACTCGGCCGAGTGCTCGAACTGGCCGTCCGTGCCCAGCTCCTTCTCGAGCTTCGCACCGTACGACAGCTTGTTGTAGGCCGCGCCCTTGCCGTGCGACACGGTCTTGATGTTCCCGGTGCCGCCCAGCTCCGGCGGCAGGGCGTTGGAGAAGTTCAGCCGGGAGCCGCCCAGGCCGTTCTGGACAGCGAACTCCGCCATCGCGACCTGGATCTGCTCCGAGATCTGCGACTTGAGGTCGTTGTCCTTCTCCCACTGCTTCCGGGCGTACAGCCCGATGAACTCCTTGAACTTGCCCTTCTCGTTCATCATGGACCGGACCTGGGCGGGGTCACCCAGGAACTCTTCAAGCTGCTCCAGCGTGTCCGGGAGCGTAATGGTCGAAGCCATTGACAACCTACTTTCCTGTTAGCCCCGGATGGCGCTGACGAATGCCGCCGCGTCCGAGTCGTTGTACAACACTGCAGTTGCAAGGTCGCTCGACCCTGCGCTGGAACCGCTCCCGGACCAGTCCTCCGGAATCTCCGAAGACTTGCCGAGCGCCTTGGCCCGCTTGATAATGTGCTTGCGGATGGCGTCGTGGCTGTTGTTCTTGCCCCGGCCAACGGCGTGGATGGCGCGGTCGAGGTCTTCCGCGTCGGCGATCGGGTAGGAGCCATCCGCCATGGCCTCGCCGGACTTGGCCATTCGGTCCCGGTCGGCCTGGGTGTACTTGTCCTTGGCGTAGATGACCCAGTCATCGTGCGCGCCGTCGGCCAGTAGGTGGTGACCCATCTTGCAGATCATCGCCTTCGGCCCCGGCTGGCCATTGGACAGTACGTAGTCGTGGTCGGTGTCGCCGGAAGCGCTGGCGTCGTTGTCGCCGTCGTGGTCCGGATCGTACACGTGGTGCGTGTGCGCGTGACTGGAGTTGTCGTAGTGCTCGCTGCCGTCGGCGTGCGCGTGCCGGTGGTTTCCTTCGGTGGAGTGATCGTGGGAGTGCGTCACGTGCTGGTGGCCGTGCGTCGCGTCGCCGTTGTGCGTGTGCGAGTGGTCGTGGATCCCGTCGTCGTGATCCGTGCTGTCGAACGCCGCGTGGTTGTGGCTGTGCGTGCCGGTCATCGGCTCGTGCATGGTCTCGTGGCGACCGTGGTACGGGTGGGAGGCCGCGTCCTGGGGCGCGGTCGCCTTGGCCGCCATCTTGTTGACCTTCGGCGGCAGCGCCATGTCGAACTTAGCGACCGCCGACTTCATGGGGATGACCGAGTCGGCCAGGCCCGCGTCCACGGCCTCCTGGCCGGTAAACCAGGATTCCTTGTCCATCTTCTCGAGCCAGTGTTCCGTTGACTGGCCGGTGCGCGCCGCGTAGATGCCGGCAATGTTGGAGGTGTTCCGCTCCAGCTGGTCCGCCATCTCTCGCATACTTCTGGCGTCACCGCAGGCCATGGCGAAAGCGTTGTGCACCATGAACTGGGCGGTCGGCGCGATGTACACGTGGTCGCCCGCCATGGCGATGACCGAGGCGATGGAGGCTGCGATGCCCTCGACGTAGACGTCAACGTCACGAGCGAGGAGCGTGTTGTAGATGGCCACGCCATCGAACACCTCGCCGCCCGGCGAGTTGAGGTGGAGGTCGAACGGACCCTCGATGTCCTCCAGGTCCCGGATGAAGTCGTGAGCCGACTTGCCCAGGAACCCGATCTCGTCGTAGATGTGCACCTGAGCGCGGCTGTCGGCGGTGGCCGCGTTCTTGATGCTGTACCAGTCCTTCTTGACGCTAGCCAGAGCTAGCATCCTGCTCCTGGCGTCGCGCCAGGGATTGCTGCCTTTCACACTAGCTCCCTGATCTTGGAATAGTCACACACCTCTTGGATCCAGCTGGCTACGTTCCTCTCCAGGTCAAACTCGTCGCGGTCCTCCGGGTGACCCAGACGCGGCAGCGCAGCCTTCGGATTGTCGGGCTTGGGGTTCGTCCCGGGCTGGCCGGCCGGATTGGCCGGGCGGGGCACGCGGCCCGGCTGGTTGCCGGAGTCCATGACCGGACCCTTCCAGTTCATCTCGGGCAGGCCGACGACCTCGCAGGCATCGTGCGCATCGAATCCGGCGTCCACGAGCAAGGCGAGCGCCTGGGACTTGGCGGTCAGCTCGTCGTTGGCGTCGTTGGCGCTGGAAGGCCGGGGGTCCTCGTAGTCCATCTCTCGGTCATTGGCCGTGCTGCCGAACATCGGGAGGTAGAACTCGTTGGCTATGGTCTTCAGCCGGTTGAGGCGCGGGATCTCGTGCCAGGCGATGTGCACCTCTTCGGCCGTCTCCGCGTTGGCCCGGTTGACGTCCGTGCTCTGGCCCAGCATGGCCTGGTGTACCCGGTAGGCTTCCCGGATGATGTCCCGACCCAGGGTCCGCAGCTCGTAGAACTGCATGTCCTTGACCGTGTACGTGTTCGGGGTCCAGGTAGCCCCCTGCTCCAGCACACCGACCCGGTGGCCGCGCGCCACGCCCTGGTGCTGCTCTCGCCAGCGCGCCGTAAACTCGTTGAACTCCTCGTCCGTCAGCCGCTTCTCGAAGGTGACGATGCCACCGGGAACCGCCGAGTTCAGGAAGAAGTTGCGAGACCACTGGGCGCTGTACTTGGTAGCATCAATATCCGCGAGCAGGGACTGAACGGCGCTGAGGCCCCGGTACAGATCGCCGGGGTGGGGGTACTTGATCTGGATGACCTCGTCGGTGCTCAGCGGCACCAGCTCCCCGTTCGGCCCGGTATAGATCCAGCCTTCCAGGAAGTTCTTGCGACTGGGTACCGGCTCCATTCGAGCCGGGCTGACCGGCCACATCTCCAGCGGTATACCCTTGCCGGTCGGCCCCCGGTTGATCACCCAGTACCACTCGCCGACCAGCTCCATGTGCTGCCAGCCGATCTCGCGGAAGTGCTCGCCCGTCATGAACGGGTTGGGCCGCTTCCAGAGCTTCAGCGCCTGGTGCCGCATGACCTCCATGCGCTGGTCGGAGCCCTTGTCCGTCCTAGCGTAGCGGACGCGGCCGTCCCGGTCGGTCCGGTACATCTTCCAGCCGCCGTACGCCTGGCTCCCGGTCGAGAGCAGCTGGACGATGGCGAACAGGGTGCTCTGGCCGTTCACGGCCTGAAGCTGGGTGTTCCGATCCTGGATGCCGGTGCCGTACAGCCCATTGCCCGTACCACTCCAACGATCGGCGAATGGAACCGGACTGTTCGCAGCAAGGTTGCGAATAGTCTTGCCCAGCTCGCCAAGCGCGGAAGTTCTAGGCACGCTTGCTCACCCTCCACTCGATGGCCAGGAACGTCGCGGCCGAGACGATCAGGCCGGCGAACGTTGAGTGGTCGAATCCAGCCGCGTCGGCGCATCCCGCCGCCGCAAAGAAGTAGCCGTGTTCCTGGATGTGGCTCAGGGCCACCGAGGCTGGCCGCCGGAGGGCCGCACCTACAGCGGCCAGCCTACCGCTCGCACGGGGACGGAGCGCATTGCCCCAGCGCGAGTTACTGGAAGGGGATTGGAGAGCGTGGAGGGCCATCAGCGATCACCTAGAATCTGTACGCCCTTGTCAACAAGTTCTTGTAGTTCCGCCCTGGTGAGGGTAATGGCGGTCTTCCGGCCACCCTCCCGCTCGTCGTACCAGCCGATGGTGTAGCCGGCCGTGCCGTCCGGGGTCCGCGCGCCGAACGCAATCTCAACGTGGTCGTAGACGCGCTTCTTCCTCCAGAGACCGTAGGCGATCTCATTCGCGAGCAGGACGGCGATGTCGGGGTACTTGGCAACGTTCGGGTGCATGTGGGCCATGCTCTCCCGGACCTCGCGCAGGTAATCCTGGAACGTTTCGCTGGGGACGTTCATTACATCCCCTCCCCGTCGGGACGGAACACCAGGATGTCCCCGGCTTCCGGAACGACCAGGACCTTCACGCCGGGGAGGAATTCCCTGATGTAGTCCATCATCTCGTGGTGCTCGTCCATGGTGACGCGCCGTCTCATAGCGATGACTAGCGTGTCGCGCGGCCGGATCACCGTCGTCTTGACCTCGTCAGCCAGCCGAACGCCGAGTGCCTCCAGCTCTTCGTTCCGCTCCATCACACGCTCCTGAACAGTGCTCGGATGCCAAAGTCACGCTCGGCCACCACATAGCGCATGGCGTCACAGCCGTGGTCATCTTCCTTCTTGGGTTCGTCTTTCTCTGTATCAGTGGCCTGTCCGGCCTTCTTCTTGCGATCCCAGACGTAGCCGGGTATCTCTTCCACGAGGCAGGTCGGCTTGCTGGATTCCTCGAGTTCCGGGTCCTTCTCAACCAGCGTGTCCCGGAGGAAGTAGATTCGCCGCCTACCGTCCCCCGCGTCCCGGAGCCTGACCTGAACGGCTTGAATCCCCTCGCTGACGCTCTTATGAGCCGCCGAGGTACTAAGGCCGGTCTCTCGCTCGAGAACTACACGCCCCTCAGCGTCGTGATCGCAGGTGATGACAGTTGGCTTAGGCTCAAGCCAGCGACCATCAGGTGCAACGGCGTGTAGTATGGTCTTAGCGTGCTGGTCCACGGTACGCCGGGTGTGATAAATCTCTCGATAGAGGTATAGACGCCCATCACGGTCTTCCGCCCACCACTGGCACGTGAATGGATTGGTGAAACCAAAATCCACGGCCCAGTACCGTCGCCAGGAAATAGGAATGCCGGCATGGTCGAGGGCCTCGCCCTTTCGCCACGCCTCCGGAATGCCCGAAAGAAGATGGTCCGCAGTGAAGTCCTCATAGATCAC